TGTGTTATAATTCGAACAGAAAACTGAATATTCGGTCACCGATGCCCTTGAGCATCCGTGAAAGCCGAAACTGTTAGAGTAGCCCGCAGAGCGCCCGCCTCTGCGGGCTTTTTTGTTATATTGGACCGAGGAGCTGGGGCATGAATTTATACGTGTCGTTGGATGAACTGAAAGGCACGGGTGCCCTGAATATAAGCGGCACCGGTGGCGATGCTGAGCTTCTCCGTTTGCTGGAGAGAGCCAGCCGGTTTGTCGATAACTGGTGCTCCCGCCATTTCTATATTGAAACAGCCGTCAGGTATTTCGGCGTATCGTACTCGGATATGATGCGGCTCGTCGTTGACGACCTGATCTCTGTTACAGCTTTGGCTGTTGACGAGGATAGAGATGATAGCTGGTCGTTGGATCTGACGGAACTGACTGACTTTTTCCTTCTGCCACTCAATGGGTATCCGAAGACCATGGTGGAGATAAACGACCAGAGCACGAATATCGGTAACTGGACCAAGGGCCGCAGAACCGTGAAGGTTACTGGCAAGTGGGGGTATGAGGAGTTTACAGAGGATACCGAGGCCACAGTCGGCACCGGCGGTTGGACTGCAGACGCTACATCTGTGGCCGTTGACACTGGCGAGGGCACCAATATCAGGACTGGTGATGTCCTGCTGATTGAGAGTGAGCAGGTGCATGTCAGTGCCGTCTCGGTAGATACGCTGACGGTGAGCAGGGGGCACAACGGAACCACCGCGGCGACCCATGCCCAGGGGAAGGCCATTTCGAGGATGCTGGCCCCTGCTCCTATCCGTGAAGCGGTGATAATGCTGTCGAGTCGCTGGTGGAAGCGCAAAGACTCTGGCTTCTCCAGTCTGGTAGGCAATGCAGAGATCGGGCAGTATGAGGTCTTTAGGGGAATGGATAGTGATTTGGAATTATTACTGAAGCCGTACCGACGCCATATAGCGATGGGGGTACGCTGATGGGTGGACTAGAGTGCGAACTGGAAGTTCAGGGCCTCGACGAGTTGCAGGCCAAGTTGCAGCCTGAATTGTTTGGCCCGCCGATCCGTGAGGCAATGACAAAGTGGGCATTAGACACCGAGGCCCGGGCGAAACAATATGCACCGAAGGATACTGGATCCCTGGCCCGGTCGATAACGCATGAATTGGCGGCAGGCACCATTCCCCTCCAAGCCCGAGTATACACGAAAATGGTCTACGCTAGTGTGATGGAACATGGCCGCAGGCCCGGGGCCAAGATGCCCCCGAGTGGCGTATTGCTGGGGTGGATGCGGCGGCATGGGATTCCGCAGGAGATGGAGTTCGTTCTGAGAAGGAGCATCGGCAGGAAGGGTATCACAGCCCGGAAGTTCTTTAGCCGGGCCATTAAAGAATCTCAGAGAAGAGCGGAGGGATTTTTCAACGAAGCAAGTAGGAAGATTGAGGAGATGTGGGGGCGCTGATGAACCTAGCAGATATTCGTACTGGCCTGAAAGCACGACTTGAAAATATCGCCAACTTGACCGTGCTCGATAAAGCGCAGGAGTCAATCAATGAGCCTGGTGCAGTCGCTATTATCGTGCTCTCTGAGGTGTCCTATGGTGCCTCGATAGCTGGTGGTGGCATGTATCGTTTTACGGTACAGCTAATTGTAGCACAGGGTGATTGGAGGGAGGCTCAAGAGGCATTGGATGAATATATTGAACATAGCAGCGACAAGAGTATCTTGGCTGCTGTGGAAGGCGATTATACATGGGGCACAGCTCATGTAGTGAGGGCTTCGAATTATGGCCTCAAAGAATCCTGGGATCGCATGGGGGTGGATTTTGAGATAGAATGCATAGTTTGGTCCTAGAAGGGAGGCACGATATGGCTTTGAAAGGCAATAGCGAAAATAAGATGGTGAAGCCGCGACTGAACAAGCGGTACAGGGTACTTACTGGCGTCTCCTATGAGCCTAAGCAGGGTCAGCCTAGAAGGTTCGAGCCAGGTGATGTGATTGGTGTAGATGATATGAGAGGCAACCCACCGCTGAACATCGATTGGTTGCTGTCTCGCGGTGCTATAGAGGAGGTCGTATAGTGCACATTATGCTTGATGGCCGTGGTTGCCATCACCTTGATGATCCTCGTGCCATTGAGGTGTTCATTGAGCAGTGCGCACAACTCTGCCAGATGGAGATTCTCTCTGGTCCTGTGACCGCCGCGGTGATTGGCGAGGGTATCGAGGATGGGTGGAGTGGGCAGGCGATCATCAAGCAGAGCGGTATTCAGGTGCATACGTTCCCGGAAGCCCGGTTCATTTATATAGATGTGTTCACCTGTGGGCCTGACATCGAATCGCAAGTAATTGCTGACTGTGCCCAGACGATGTTTGGCTTACAGGAACACCATGTGAAAGTGCTTGACCGAGGCAAACAACATCGTTTGCAGGTTGGTTTAGGAGGATAGTCCAATGAAAGCATTCAAGGGTAAGGTTTTCCTCGCTGGACGTGATCTCTCATCGGAGATAACGTCTGTCAGATTGCCCAGGGGTGTTGAGATGCTGGAGATCACCAGCATCGATGATGACTCGAGGAAGTTTATGCTCGGTGAGGAGGATGGTGGCGAAGTTTCGCTGGATGGGATTTTTGATGACGCTACTAACAAGATCGACGCTGCACTAAGGGATGCACGGGGCAATGAACGCCAGCTAATTTATTGCCCGGCAGGCGATGCTCTATCAAAGCGGGCCATTGCATGCAATCTGGCTATCGAGAAAAGCCACGAGCGCAGTACAGCCAAAGGTTCACTGGTGGGGGTCAGTGCCTCATTGCAGCTTTCAGGTCCGGTGCGGGAGGGGAAAAGCGTATCCCCGAAGGCTGCAAAGGTAGCCGATGGTAACGGCACATTGGTGGATGAGACGGAAAGGAGCACTGGGGGTGGTTATGCCTGGCTTCAGGTAATGGAGGTGGTTGATTGCACCAATATCATCGTGAAGATACAGGATTCGCCTGATGATAACACTTGGGCGGACCTAGTGACATTCACTGCGGTAACACCTGCTGGCGCTCCAACTGCGGAGGAAAAGACTGTAATCGCGAATGGAGAAATAGACAGGTATGTGAGAGCGAATTGGGCGTTCACTGCTGGTGGGGCAGAGAAAAAGGCCACATTCCAGGCATCATGGATGCGGCTGGCGAATCTGTTGTCGAATAGTGACTTTGAGACTGGTGACCCGCCTTCCAGCTGGACCCTGAGCGGTGCAGGTGCAAGCTGGGCGCGTAGCGACGTTCAGAAAAAGTATGGGTCGTACAGTGGGAAGCTGACCAGGGCCGGCACAGACTGCATGGCGTACCAGGATGTCTCGACGTGGCTGAATTACGTCAATCGCGAAATGTCATTTGGTGCTTGGGTCTGGGCAAGTGTCGCAAGCCGGGCTCGTATCAGCCTGAATGATGGGGTAGGCACGACACAATCGAGCTTCCACACCGGAAGTTCATCGTGGGAGTGGCTAAGTCTCCGCAAAACGATAAACAGCGACGCCACCCAGGTACGGGCGCAACTCGAAGTGGTCGATGGCGATATGGATGCCCACTTCGATAACACTGCCCTGATTAAGGGCGTATTCCCTAGTTAAAGCTAGAAAGGAGGAACGACAATGACTAAGGCTTTCAAGGGCTATTTTGAGGTAGCGACCAAGGACCTCTCAGACATCGTGACCAGCATCCGCTGGCCCAGGTCTGTGGAGACCCACGATGTCACGGGCATTTCGCATGACTCGAAGGCCTTCTTCGTTGGCCTGAAGGATGGAGACGAGGTGTCCCTGGAGTGCGTGTGGGACGATGCCTCCGATAAATTTGAGGATTTATTTGGCGGCACAGGAAAATTGGGGGCGACTGTGGCTCTGATTTACGGCCCGGCTGGTAATACTGCGGGGCAGCGGAGGCTCTCTGCTAATGCCATCGTTAAGAGTGTGGAGAGAGCAACTGCGGTGGGGTCTACTGTAGCTGGCAGTATCAGCCTTCAGGTGACTGGCGATGTGACCGAAGACGCATTCCCGGCGTAAAGAAAGAAGGTGATACCTGATGTCTGAGCAGAGGGCTGAGGAGCAGCCAGAGGCGAAAATTATCCGTGGCAAACCCAAGTTCCAGGCTGAGCGTATCAAGGCTGATAATTGCCTTGTCCTGGTAGATGGCAAGGCATATGCTGTACATGTTGGTGAATGGGTTGACTTGCTGACTGTGCGGCAGATTGGGGCTATGGAAACATACTGCGCTCTTAGTATTCTGCATGAGGTAGCTGAGCAAACTCCGAGAGCTGTAGTCGATAGGCTAAGAGAAGTGAGGGAAATCCTGTCGGAGGTTATTCAGGGCTGGAATTGGACCGACATAGATGGCCAAGCACTTCCTCAGCCCTACCATAACCCAGATGCGCTTAGAAGATTGACCATTGATGAGGTAGTTTGGTTATTGGAGAAAACGGCTGGGAGATGGAGTGAAGGGACCGCGGTAAAAAATGCCTGATGTCCTTCGCCGATTATCTCGACGGCGAAGGACCACCTCCATATGAATATATCTTAGATCGTGTCTGTCAAATGTTCTCTTGCCCGCCTAGTGTCGCTGAGATGCAAGATGCGGGAGTTGTAAGACGTATTATGATGATGCGCCTTTATGAAAGCGCTAGGGAGCAATCCGAGAGAAAGGCAGCGGACATGACTCAAGGCCAATTGGGCCTCTTTACACTGGTAAAGAAATGGAGGCAAGATGCCTGAGACCGTTTTAGGAGTTCTCTTCAAGGCTACCGATAAGCTATCTGGGCCAACGGCAGAGGCTCGGGGTGGGCTAGGTGAATTTGGTGCCAAGGCGGATGAGACTGGGGAAAAGGCGACTGGCCTTGGTGTAAAGATAAAGGAATTTATCTCTGACCCACTGAACGCTGTTGGCCTAGCATCGACGGTGGCTGGGGGGGCGTTATTTAGTCTAACCAGTTCAACCAGGGATTTCTCGCAGCAATTGGAAAGAACTGCTATTCTGACTGGCCAGCAAAGCGAGGAGTTGCAGGCTGCCGCAATGGAGATCTCTAATGCCACTCTCGCCACTGAGGATGTGGCCCGAGCATTTGAGAAGATGGGGAAAGTCGGCATCAAAGACATCGAAGTAATGAAGGATTTAACCAAGCGAGCCGACCTGATGGCTGATGCGACAGGAATTGATGTTGTTGACGCATTGGAGGCGATGATTGCTGAAGCCGTCGCATCTGGCAGATCTCTGGAGGATGCTGGGGAGAATCTGGATGGCTTGGGTCGGGTCGCCATTCTTGGTGAAGACGCTCTGAAGCGCTTTCGGATGGTTATGGCTGAGTCTGCGGGCACGATGAAAGAGGCGGGCGTGACAACGGATGATCTCGCCGCTGTGTTTGTAGGCCTGATGAACAAAGGCTATGATACTACGCAGATGATGACCTTCATGCGCCAGGGTGTCAATGCGATGAAAACTGCAAGCGCTGAAGGAAAGAATGGCCTCCAAGCTCTGGGGGAAGCTAGTGCTGAAAGCTCAGATGGCTTCCAAGCTCTGGGGGAAGCTAGTGCTGAAAGCTCAGATGGTCTCCAGGCCCTGTTGAAGACAGTTGGTCTGACAGGAGATGAGTTTAAGGGTCTGCAAACAGAGATCGGAGCTGGGACAGAATTGTTGGAGAAACAGGCAGCAGTGAATACGAAACACCTTGGTATCATGGATGAGATGTTCCACAAACTAGGCGATTTGAAGTTGAAATTTGGACAAATGCTCCAACCGCTTGACGATGTGTTCCAAGGGATGACTGCGCTGGGACCAGCATTGATGGCGGTCAACCAGGCCAAAAGCATGATGATCCCAATGTTGCCAAAGCTGGCAGCTGGTCTGAAGTCAATCCAAGGTGTGATCGGTATTGGTGGGCTTGGATTGATTGGCGGTGTAGGTGCACTTGCAGCTATCGGTATTACCCTCTGGCAGAACTGGGATAAGGTTGTAGATTTCTTCAAGCAGGCATGGGAAAAGATTAAATCCTTCTTTCTTGAAGGTATTGAAAAAGTACTCGGTGCACTCTCGACATTTATGCGTTTTATTCCCGGCTTGGGCAGCAAGGTTGAAGAACTGAGGGATAAAATCAGCGGGATGATAGATGCAAACGAGGTTGCTCGTCAGGTTGCAAGGGCAGCTGAGGCTGTCAAGAAAATGGTCGAAGAGATAGCGGCTCGTCAGGAAGAGTTAACAGAGGAGCTAAAGGCGCAATATGAGGAACAGCGGGCAGCAGAGCTGGAGGCCCTTGATGCACAACGGATGGCAACATTGGAGGCTCTTGATGCTCAACTTGCAGCCGCATTGGAAGCCAATGACGAACAGTTAAAAGCGGAGCTAGAGGCAATTGATGAGCGGCGAGCAGCAGCAGAGCAGGCATACGAGGAAAACATTAAACGAATTCAGGATGAGTACGGTATTCTTGAGGAAGCTCAGAAATCCAAATTAGAGCTTCTTCGTGAGGCACATGAAGAAGCTGAGAGTATATTGGATGAAGAGAAAAACGATGCCTGGGAAGGTTATCAGAAGAAGGCTGATCTGGCAGATGAATATTATCGAACCGAAGCCGACAAGCTAGATGATTTTGTTAGGCTTCGCCAGGAGGCAATTGAAGATGAGCTGGATAGTGCACGGTTAGCTCATAACGAAAGGCTGGCAATGCTTGATGAAGAATATGCCGCCAAGCTCCGCACACTTGATGAGGGGACACAGGCTGCTATTGCCAGTTATCAAGAGCAGATTGATACACTTAAGGGCCAAACCGCTCTGGAAGAAAGGGAATTAGAGAAACAACGTAGAGCAGAACGTATAGCAGCCCTAGAGGAATCTATTGCGCAAGAGGAAGATAGCGAACAACGTCAGCGATTCGAAAGAGATCTTGCTGAGACCTTGGCTAAGTATGAAAGAGAAGATTTACTAGAGAGTCGTAAGGCACAGGAGCAAACACTGAGGGATCAAATAGAGGCTACGAGAGCAGCTGCCCGGGACCAAGAGCAAATATTGAAGGATGAATTGGAGATGAGCAAAGCCATCGAGGCAGAGGCGCTTGAGGCTTTCGAGGAAGGGATGGCCGGAAGAAGTGCAGATTTAGGATTGTATGCGGAAAGGAATCTTGCGCGTATAGAGGCAGAGAGCACTGCCATGAAGGAGGCTGCTGAGGCTGTATATAATGCGACGCTTACACGGATAGAGAATGAGAGAGTGGAACTTGATGCTGCCCTGGAAGAGAACCTGAAGCGTATCGATGATGAGCGAAAAGCGAAGGAGGATACCGAAGCTGCCAAGTTGAAGGCAACTCAAATGGAACTGGAAGGCGAAGAGCTAGCACTTAACAATAAGGATGCAGCGCTTAAAGAACATTATGCATATGAGAAATTGGCGTTGGAGGCAAGTTTAGCTGACCGGAGGGCAGCCATACTTGCGCATTATGCTGAAATGCTCGATGACTACAAGTTGATGATGGCCGCAATGGAACAAGCATGGATAGAGGCGGGAAAGCCGGAATTTCCACATCCTGAGATTAAGGCCGTGCCAACAGAGAGCCTGACGCCACTTCCGGGATGGCAACATGGTGGTATAGTGACTCGTCCCACATTGGGTATCCTTGGCGAGCGTGGTCCTGAGGCTGTTGTGCCCCTCCGTGGTATCGAATCAAAAAACTTTACTTCTATCTGGAATGCTATGAAGGGGGGGCTTGGTAAGCTGTGGCCGCTCAGTCTCTCAGAGGCCGGCGTCGAGATCGGCAAGGGCCTGACTGCGGGTATCGTCAAGGGGGTCCAGGAGGGCCTTGGCTCAGTCCAACGAGCTGTCTCTGGCTTGGAGATGGCAGGCTCACCGCGCATGGCGATGGACCTTCCTGCAGGCGGGGGCACCAGCCGAAATGTTACGTTCAATATAACTGGTGACTGGTTTGTGAGAGAAGACAAGGATTTGAACCGAATAACCAAGCAGCTAAACGAATTATATAAAACTCGCGGCCTCAAATAGGAGGAGAAAATGGCTGATAAAGCATCGGTTGTGTGGGAACAGGAAGCGGAGACGACTACCGAGAGAGCGCCTACGGGCGTTATCAACGCGGCGGAGTCGCCGCCCGCCGACGACACGAATGCGATAGATTGCGACGGCTATTACGGTTGCCGTTGGGACTTAGTCTTGGATGCCTCCACCGCCGACATAGCCATAACGGTCGAGGTGCTGTTTTGGAACTCGGTTGCCAGTAAATGGGCCAGGGGAGCTACTAAGTCGTTCACCGGGAACGAGAATAAGGCCATCGTGGCCTTGGGCCATGGTGCGAAGACATACCTGATAGTCAAGGCGTTCACCGGCACGACGAAATCCTGCTCTCTATATTATACTAGGTGGAAGTAATATGCCAAACCTTTCTGTCAGATTTGGTGATAACTTTGTCGTCACTGACGAGGTACTGAAACGTGAAGGTTTCAGGATTAGGCAGAACGTCGGGAATAGGCTGGACGTAGCGGAGTTCGTACTCCGCGCCAAACCAGGTGTGGTTGACCTCCTGAATCTAGGAGTGAAGGATGATGTGTATATCTACGAGGAAAATGCCGAGGATGTTCTTTATCAACACAGCAACTTGAAGGGTAGTGGCTGGGAGACGGCTGACAGCCCGAGGTATGCCTTGGGACAGCCTTTCACGCCTACCTCCAATCACATGGTCAAGAAGATCAGGATCAAAGTGAGTCGGAATGGCTCGAAGCCGGGTCAGTATGTGACGTTCGCCATTGAGCGTACGACTGGAGCCTTACCGAATGGCGAAATCATGCGCAGCAAGACGGTAGCCTTTGATGACTTGCCGCTTGATGAGTTGTGGCTTGGGACCTACTGGTACGAGGTGGAGTTTGACCGCTCTATGCCTGTATACTCCGGCACTGTATACGCCATCACCGTCACACCGGATACGATTGCGCCGATAATGCTCTCCTACGTGTCATGGTATAAATCACAGGCATACGCTGGTGGGCGGGGTGCAACTAAAGACTCGTTGGGGGTCTGGACCGGCCAGGCATATGATCTCATGTTTGAGGTATACGATGAGAGGGAGCTACGGCACTTTGCAGGTGAGGTCATCAGCGTTGACCAGCATAAGCTGGGGGTCGGGGCTGATGCAAAGAGACTTTTGGTTTGCAGAGCTCAGGACTGGACGATATTGCCCCAGACAGTCATAGTGAACGAAAGCTACACGAATAAGACCGATGCAGAGATCGTCCAGGACCTGTTCTCCAAATATCTACCGGAGGTTGACACAACCGAGTACGTCGAGGGAGGCTACACGTTTCCCAATATGGTCTTCAACTACATCACACTCGGCCAGGCCCTCGACCTGATGAGTAAGCAGACTGGCAAATTTTGGTATATCGATTTCTGGAAGAATCTGCATTACAGAGGCAAAGAGTCTGAGCCGGCGCCGTTTGACTTTTCGGACACCCCCGACAATGTGAATACCTTTAATTGCCGCATCGACAACAATAAAAAGGACGGCGGGCCACACCTGATTAACCGGGTCTATATCATAGGGCCGACTGTTCCAGGGTCGGATGAGGAGACGTACTACGATGTTCAGGATAGAGGTGCCGCCGCCTATCGTGATAACATAGTTCTGCTGGATGCGATACGCTACCCGGCGAGCGGCGAGAGCGAGATCCTTCTCTACGTCAACAAGGGAACCGATGCGTCTCCCGACTGGCAGTCCGTCCCCGTGAGTCGAGATGTAGCGGCACTCAAAGGGAGCCGTCCGGATAAGGTATATTACAAGGATAACGCCATACTCAACGATATGACAACTGCCTATGATGATGACCCGACCACATCCTATACTATCCCGGCGTTCGTAGCCGCCGAGGACGCCATTCTCGTGGGATTTAATGATTACTTCTGGGCCGTCCAGTTTATGATGGTAATGGGTAGTGAGAACAAGAACGCCAGCGTCATGACCATCGAATACTCTGACGGGGCTTTAGGCTGGCTCGCCGCTACAATTTGGGAAGATGGCACGTCAGTGTCTGGCAAGAGTCTAGGTAAATATCATGGGACGAACCGTTTCGGGGTCAGCTTCACGCCAGATGTTGATTGGCACAAGGATAACTGGGGTGGGAATGAGCTTTATTGGCTCAAGATAACGTTCAGTGCTGATCTGTCGGCCAACATCAAGATCGCCGAAATCAACGTCTATAGTGGGCTCGCCCCAGATAAAGGGCCAGCCCCCGCTTGCTATGCTCCGGAGATTGCTCGCATATATTTCGGCTTCAGCCCGAAGGACATAGACTTCGCTGTGAAGGTGACGGGGCGTATCCGCCAGCCATTGCGCACCGTTGTTGAGGACCAGGAATCCCATAACCGGTATGGTCGCTGGTATGAGGGAGTGATCCGGGACAATACCCTCGCCAGTCTCTCTGAGGCCAAGGCGGTTGGAAAGGCTGAGCTACGTGAGACAGCACTGGCTCGATGGACGATTCGTGTCACCTGCTGGCAGGACGGTCTTCGGGCTGGTATGTACATCGGCCTGAAGGACGACTTTTACAATATCAATGGGCATTTCCTGATCCAGAGCCTGGAGATGGCATATGACCAGGACGGCGTGATGGAGTACGAGTTAGACCTGGGCGCATACGACCCCGACCTACTGGATACGATTGGCAAAATCCAGGAGCTTGCTGCGGGCAAGTTTGCAGAACCCCCAGGCCCGATATTGAAAGACGTGTCTATACTCCGGGCCCGGGTCGGACTGACCGGTTCTGTGACTATAAGAGACGCATAGGAGGCATCCGATGATAGGTGATTGGACAACCGCTGGTAAGAGAGTGCTGGGAAACTTGATGATCGGGACTGCCGATTACTCTAAGGCGAAGTACATAGCCCTGGGTGACGATGACACGCCAGCCAAATCATCCGATACGGGGCTGGGCAATGAGATCGTGAGGCAGGCCATCAGCACGCTGGAGTATGCCGACGACAAGATTCTCCTGCAGGAGACTTTCCTGGCCGCTGACTGTGCGTTCTATATCAAGGAAGCTGGTATATTTGCCGACGAACCAGGCAACCCTGCCGGCCCAGGCGCAGACTCCGGGGCATTGATATACCGTGAGATCAAGGACGTGGATAACAGCCCTGGTGTGAAAGACCAAGTTGTTGATGCGGAGCTTGCCCTGGAGGATTTGAGGCCGGTGTGATGTGGAGTACGAGCAGCTTATTCGGAAGTATCAGCTACGGCAGCGACTGCTAGACCTCAAAGATGCCTTGCAAGAACTGGTTGAGGTCATAGATGAAGTGCTGGAGGAACTGGCTAAATATGCCCCCGGTGGCCCTACAGAATCGAGCCAGGGCGAATAATCGTTGGGAAATGGCCCAAAATCGTCGTCGGTAATACCACACTATCACCCGCGTAGTCACCCCGCTGTTTGGCGATTTTAGGGGTTAGTAAACACTTTCATGGACTTTCTTGGTCTTTCATGGTCTTGACATTTTGAGACGGATGGGTATCATGGAGTTATGCGCTGGATATTGATCTTGGTTCTATGCCTCACGGTTGCCCTGGCAGTTATACCGTCGGCTGGCGCAACGGCCAATTTTTTGTGCCAGACGCCCTACTTCCGTAGCTGCTTCACGCTTGGAGGCACTATTTATGTTGCCGCGATTTGCGATTTAGCAGATGAGCATCCAGGGCCTGGCAATGACGTGTATTATCCCGACCGGCTCAAGATAGTCAGCTCAGGAGATATTGAAGATTGTGCTGTCATGACTGAAGATCCTCAGCAGACAGGCACTTTCTGGTGGAAGGTCAAGGTTGTTTCAACACCTGGAGAAGACCCGTCTTGGACTGGCCCGGAAATAGTCGCGGTCCCGGGTGACAGTATATTGCTGGAGCTGGCTGGCGAAAGCATAGGCATCGCCCAAATTACGTGTCCCGGCGATCTCACCGGCGACGGGCATGTGAACATTGAGGATATTGCAAGAGTGGCCAGTGTTTTCAATGGAACCATGTGGGACTTCTCAGAGATCACAGGTGACGGCATCGTAGACATCTACGACCTCGTTTTCGTGGCCAGGCACTATGGCGAGTCGCTTGGCGGTTAGACCCAATTAGCCCCCAGCGCGTCTTCGCTCTCCATTGCCCGGACATATCCTTCCAGGGTAGACACTCTTTCCCAACCACCTACAAGCTGAACGTACTTGATAGGTACCCCGGCCTTCAAATTACGCATCGCCCATGAGCGTCGGTAGATATGATGCAAGTCCTTGATTTGTCCATGGAGTCCTGCTCGCTCGATAAGGCGTCTGGTCGCGGAGACTATGGCCCACTTCTTAGCTGCACGACGCTCCTCGGTAAGCCAGAGGTTAGGAAGTGCATCATTTCTGTGATTGAGATGGCGCCAGACAGATTTCTTGGCCTCTTTAGTGAAAGGCACGTACCGTTCTCTTGCTCCCTTGCCAAATACTCGAATACGGCTTCCATCCCAGTCAAGGTCTGCTAGGCCCAAGTGGGCTAGCTCCTCAATTCGCATTCCGGTGGACCATAGCAGCCAGATTATAGCCGCAGATCGAGAGCCCATAAAGGTTGTTGGCGGGCAGAGGCGCAAGAGTTGGTCTCGTGTGGCCTCTGAGAGAAAGGGCTTACCTTTCTTGGGCAACTTGGGGGCCTTCATGGTGCGCATCGGAGAACGGGAAACAAACTCCTCGATGACACACCAGTTGAAGAAGGTACGCAAGGCTCGAAAGTTAGAGTGTATGTAATGGGGGCTACGATCACGTTGGCGTAGCTGCAGGAGATACCGGTCGATGTCAGACCGCTCGATGTCCTCAATTCGGCAGGTGTCGCTACTCAGGAAACGTAGAAACTTGGACAGGCGTTGGCGATAGGATTTTAAGGTTTCTTGACTGCAATTCTCTACCTCACGGCTGAGAAGGAAGCCGTCAAGAACTTTGAGAAGGTCCCTTGGTCTACACGTATCTGAGGTATGGGAAATCCCTTGGTCTAGAACCATTCATTTTTGTGGCACGCCCTTGTTTTTGTATCTAAAGTGGCAGCGGCTGGATTTGAACCAGCGACCAAGGGCTTATG